TAATGATTACTATGGTACTCCCTATGAAGAGAATGAGGGAATATCATATGGTGGTGTTAAAGATTATATGCAGTCTATTTGCAATCATCAACCCAGGAAGTACCAAGTAGAGGGAGTATACGATGCCTTAAAACATAATAGAAAGCTATTGATATCACCCACTGCTTCAGGCAAATCTTTGATGATATATTCTCTTGTAAGATATTACGTTGAGAAAGGGCAAAAAATTCTTTTAGTTGTTCCAACGACATCACTCGTAGAACAGATGTATAAGGACTTTTTTGATTATGGTTGGGATGCTGAGTCATATTGCCACCTAATATATGCAGGAAAAGAAAAATCAAATCATTTGCCAGTTACAATTACTACTTGGCAATCTGTTTATAAACTAGAAAGATCTTTCTTTGAAGAATACAATGTAGTTATAGGAGATGAAGCTCACCTATTTAAGTCGAAGTCATTAGTATCTATAATGACAAAACTACATCATGCTAAGTATAGATTTGGTTTTACTGGAACATTAGATGGCACACAGACGCATAAATGGGTGTTAGAAGGGTTATTTGGACCAGCATATAAAGTGACTAGAACAGATGAACTAATGAAGCAAGGACATCTTTCTCAGTTAGATATTCAATGTTTAGTATTAAAACATCCACCACAAAAATTTGAAACATATAATGATGAGATAGAATATTTAATTACTCATCCCCAAAGAAATAACTTTATTAAAAACCTAACTTTAGATTTGAAAGGAAACACTCTTGTACTGTTTGCACGAGTCGAAGCACATGGACAGGTTCTTTATGATTTGATAAATAGTAATAATAAAGATGACCGTAAAGTATTTTTTATTCATGGCGGTGTAGAAACTAGCGAAAGAGAAAAGGTCAGAGAAATCACAGAGGAACAAACAAATGCGATCATCATTGCGAGTTATGGTACTTTTAGTACTGGGATTAACATTAAGCGGTTGCACAACATCATCTTCGCCAGTCCCTCCAAGTCCAGAATTAGAAATCTCCAGTCCATCGGTAGGGTCTTAAGAAAAGGAAAGGACAAAGTAAAGGCAACACTATATGATGTTGCGGATGACTGTGTTACAAACACAAAAAGAAATTACACATTAAATCACTTCATAGAAAGGATTAAGATCTATAACGAAGAAAATTTTAACTATGAAATAATCACTATACAACTAAAGAAATAATATGGAAGAAGACTTTTATGCATCACTAAAACTTAAATCGGGTGAAGAAATTTTCGCACGGGTAGCTCCTTCTGAAGAAGAGGATAGAACTATATTGATTTTATCTAACCCAATTTGTATATCAGAAGTAAAAACCAAAAGTGGTCTTATGGGATATAAAGTAGAACCTTGGTTAAAGACAAGTAGAGAAGATATGTTTATAGTTGATATGGATAATGTTATAACAATGTCTGAGTGTAATGATCCAGAAATGATGGTATTACATCAACAGTTTGTACATGATACTGGAGAAGGTATAGGATCTTCTAAGATCAATAAAAGAATGGGTTATATTGCTAACGTAAATGATGCTAAAGAGATTTTAGAAAAGATCTATAAGAATAATAATACTAAGAGCTAAACCGTTCCCTTCAACCCTGACAGAGTTATTCTATTGGTATAATTAGAACTTGTCAAGTCTTAAGATAAATGGTATACTATCTACATAGTAGTGATAAAGACTTATGGCGATACGACCTATGGCGAAACGTAAGAGATCTGAGCACTATGTAAATAACAAAGAGTTTCTTGCTGCACTTATTACATATCGTGAGAATGTAGAAATAGCACGATTACAAGATAAGGAAAAACCTGTTATACCAAGGTACATAGGTGAGTGTTTCTTAAAGATAGCTAATCATTTATCATTCAAACCAAACTTTGTTAATTACATGTTCAAGGAGGACATGATCTCTGATGGAATCGAAAATTGCGTTCAATACATACATAACTTTAATCCTGAGAAATCCCAAAATCCTTTTGCTTACTTTACGCAAATTATACATTATGCATTTCTCCGTAGAATACAGAGAGAGAAACGTCAGTTAGAAATCAAAAACAAGATTCTTGAGAAGTCTGGTTACTCAGAAGTATTTGATGATAGTAATCAGATTGACGGAACGACATATGCAGACTATAATTCAATTAAGGACGCTGTGCATTCCAAGTTACGTAACTAATGAAGATTGCGATTATAACAGACCAGCACTTCGGAGCACGAAAAAATTCAAAACTTTTTCATGATTATTTTCTGGAGTTTTATGAAAATGTTTTCTTTCCTACTCTTGAAAAGGAAGGTATCACCACAGTTATTGACATGGGTGATACCTTTGATAGTAGGAAGGGAATTGATTTTGCTGCATTAACTTGGGCAAAGGATAATTATTATGATCGTTTAAAAGATATGGGCATCACTGTCCATACTATTGTTGGTAATCATACAGCATATTATAAGAATACAAATGATATAAATGCAGTTGATCTTTTATTGAGAGAGTATGAGAATGTAAAAATATATTCAGAAACAACTCCTATAGAAGTAGGTGGTTTAAGTATTCTTCTTGTGCCTTGGATCAATAAAGAGAATGAAGAGAAGAGTGTGGCAATGATTAAAAAGTCACAATCTCCTGTGTGTATGGGACATCTTGAGTTGAATGGATTTAGAGCAACTCCAGGTCACATGATGGAACATGGAATGGATTGGGAGATATTTAAAAAATTTAATAAGACATTTTCTGGACATTATCATTGCAGATCTAGTCAAGACAATATCTATTATCTTGGTAATCCTTATGAGATGTTTTGGAATGATGTTGATGATGAAAATAGAGGGTTTCATTTATTTGATACAGATACATTAGAACATACTCCAGTTAATAATCCATATAGACTTCACAAGATAATATTTTATAGTGATCAAGATTATCAGTTGTTTGATGCAAGAGAATTGGAAGATAAGATAGTAAAGGTAGTAGTAAGGAATAAGAGTGATAGAGTCAAGTTTGAAAAATTTATTGATAAGTTGTATAGTGTTAATGTAGCAGAATTAAAAATTGTTGAAAATTTTGGTTTGTTGGATGATAAAGAGTTTGAGGCATTTGAGTCTGAAGATACTATATCAATTCTTAACCGATATGTGGATGAATCAGAAATTGATCTTGATAAGTCTAGAATACAAAAAGTTTTAAATGATACGTACAAGGAGGCATGTGAGTTGGTTTAATGTTTATTCTAACCATTGCTGGCAAAGAGCATGAAGGTGCTTATTCTGTTCATGATGATGATGGTGACAAAATCCTTTACATTTTTGAGCAAGAAGATGATGCTATTCGATATGCTATGATGCTAGAAGATCAAGACTATCCTGAAATGCATGTTTTAGAAGTCGAAGATCGTGTAGTTCTTGCAACATGCGAAAATCATGGGTATAACTATGCTGTTATAACACCCAATGATATTGTTATTCCACCCCCTATAAAGGAAGATGATCCAATTTGAGACTATAAGATACAAGAACTTTCTTTCTACTGGTAATCATTATAGCGAAATACAACTTGATGAATATGCTACAACACTAATCATCGGAACAAATGGTGCAGGTAAATCTACTGTATTAGATGCTTTGTGTTTTAGTTTATTTGGTAAACCTTTTCGTAAGATCAATAAAAGTCAATTGATCAATACTGCAAATGAAAAAGATTGTAGAGTTGAAGTAGAATTTTCTATTGCAGAAACTGAATGGAAAGTTATAAGGGGAATCAAACCAAATCTATTTGAAATCCATAGAAATGGTTTAGCTATGGATCAATTCTCTAATGCTAATGATCAGCAGAAGTGGTTAGAGAAGAATGTTTTAAAGATGAACTATAAGTCATTTACTCAGATTGTTATATTGGGTAGTAGTGCTTTTGTTCCTTTTATGCAATTGACTGCTACTAACCGTAGAGAGGTTATAGAAGATCTCTTAGATATTAAAATTTTCTCTTCTATGAATGCTCTCATTAGAGATAAGATTAAGGATGTTAGAGATGAAATTAAAACTTTAGATCTTAAGAAAGAGTCATTAAATGATAAAGTTAAAATGCAAAAAAACTTTATTGATGAGTTAGAATCAGAAAGTCAAGGAAGAATAGAATCTAATAGAGATAAAATTACTACTCTCTTTGCAGAGTCTGATCAGTATGTTTCCGAGAATGAAGCATTTGAAAATGATATTCATGACTTAACCATAAGTCAAGAAGTCGTGACAGGAGCTAAAGGAAAGTTAGTTGAGTTGGGAATGCTTAGAGGAAAAATCTCTCAAAGGGTATCTACCATTACCAAAGAGCATAAGTTTTTCACAGAGCATACGGTTTGTCCTACATGTGGACAGGACATTGAGGAGGAGTTCAGAATAAATAAAACTGCCGATGCTCAAACTAAAGCTAAGGAGTTGCAATCTGGTTATAAAGAACTAGAAGACGCAATTAAAACAGAGGAAGAGCGAGAGCATCAATTTACCCATTTATCCAAGGAGATTACTACATTAACGCATGGCATTTCTAAAAACAATACTCGAATCTCTGGGTGTCAACGACAAATCAGAGATCTGGAATCGGAAATTCAAACTATTACCGACAAACTTGCAAACAGAAATACTGAGCATGAGAAACTAGAAGAGTTCAACGAAAGACTAAGAGAAACTTATGAAACGGTAGCTTCTAAAAAAGATACCATACAATATTACAATTTCTCTTATGGGTTATTAAAGGATGGTGGAGTAAAGACTAAAATCATCAAGAAGTACCTACCGTTGATAAATCAACAGGTAAACCGTTATCTACAGATGATGGATTTTTACATAAACTTTACACTTGATGAGGAGTTTAATGAAACCATCCAATCACCTATTCATGATAATTTTTCATATGCTTCTTTCTCTGAAGGGGAGAAGATGAGAATTGACCTAGCACTTCTATTCACTTGGAGAGAGGTTGCTAGAATGAAAAACTCTGTCAATACTAATCTGCTAATCATGGATGAGGTATTTGACAGTTCTCTTGATGGGTTTGGAACGGAAGAGTTTCTTAAGATTATCCGTTTTGTAATCAAGGATGCTAATGTATTCGTGATATCCCATAAGACAGGCATGGACGATAGGTTCGATAATGTGATAAAATTTGAGAAAGTAAAAGGATTCTCTAGAATGGCATGAACACCCCTAACTGGCAGCATCATTCCAAGAAGGAAAAGAAACGCCACCTCAAACCACAGGCACTACGAAGTGCCAGAGAAAGACGCAGACAGTTGTTAAAGTGTCTACAACCTCCAAACAAGGGGGTTTTTTCATGTAATATAGGTATATCGAACAGGAACACTGATGGCAGTACAGCAAGAAATCAAGTCTCAACTAGCAAAGTTGCTTGCTACTGAAGATATTATTGTAGAGCACAAAGATGTTGAGACCGCACAGTTTAATGTGCATACTAGAGAATTACTTCTTCCCCTATGGGATAAAGCAAGTGAAAATGTATATGATATGTTGGTAGGACATGAGGTAGGACATGCATTGTTCACACCTGATGAAGAACCTCCAACTGACATTCCGTTCACTTTTATAAATGTTTGTGAGGATGCAAGAATTGAGAAATTGATGAAGAGAAAGTACTTGGGTATTGCCAAGTCCTTTAAAAGGGGTTATACTGAACTTCATGAGAAAGATTTCTTTGAAATAGGTGAACTGGATATTTCTGACCTTAATCTTGCTGATCGTGCTAATCTACATTTCAAGATTGGTTCGCTCGTTACTATTCCTTTTTCAAATGCTGAGAAGGAGATTATCACTTTAATTTACGATGCCGAAACGTTTACTCAGACCCTCGCAGCAGCAAAAGCGTTATATTCTTTCTGCCAGCAGGAAGCAAAAGAACAGGTTTCTCAGACACCTGAAAGTGTTCAGTCGGAAGGTGACATCGAATTCGGTTCTTCAAACGATAGTGTACATTCTGGGGATACTGACTCTGATAGTACTGACGATACTGGTTCTTCCGTTACTGACTCTGATAGCGATGATACTCTGGAAGGTGGGAACAGTGATAATAATACTGGCACTAGGGGCGGCGATACTTGCGATTCTCTAGAACCTGAAGTAAGAACTGCTGATTCTCTAGCAGATAAGTTGAAAGATCTTGTTACACCAAATACAATCGAGAACGTTTACTTAGAAGTTACTGATGCAAATATTGAAAATATTATTGCTACTAACTCAGAAATTCATCAACATATTGATGAGAGTTGGGCACAGCAACTTGAAAATAGAAAAGAGTATGAGAGCAAAACTGGATATGATAAAGTGAATATCTTTGAAGAGGTGGATCTTGACTATGAAAAGTTTAAGACTGAAGCAAGAAAAGAAGTATCATATCTTGTAAAAGAATTTGAGATGAAGAAATCTGCATCTGCATATGCTCGTGCTGCTACATCTCGTACAGGTGTTCTTGATACTAAGAGACTTCATAACTATAAGTTTAGTGAAGATATCTTTAAGAGGATAACAGTTCTTCCTGATGGTAAAAATCATGGATTAGTTTTTATTCTTGACTGGTCTGGATCTATGTCGCAGGTAATGCAAGATACTATTAAGCAACTTTACAATCTAATTTGGTTCTGTAATAAAGTACAGATTCCTTTTGAAGTCTATGCATTTACTAATGAATGGAAAAGAGGACAGGAGTTCAAATATGAACCATACTATAAGAAGAAAGAATATGTATTTCAGATTGATGATGACTTTACATTGATGAATATTTTCACTAGTAAAGTTAGTGGTAAGGAAATAGAAAAACAGTTAAAGAATATTTGGAGAGTTGTTTCTTGTTTCCGTAGCTATGGTTATGGTAATAGATATTTCAACTACCCTCATAGAATGTCTCTTTCAGGCACACCATTAAATGAGACACTTATGTGTCTTCATAAGATTCTTCCACAATTCCAAAAAGATAATGGTGTTGAGAAGGTGCAGTGCATTGTATTGACTGATGGTGAATCAAATTCAATTCCTTATCATGTAATGGTTGATCGTTCATGGGAAGATGACTTGACTATGGGACTTAGATCTGTTAATGGTCATTCATGTTCTTTAAGAGATCGTAAACTTGGTAAAGTCTATAACTTTGGATATGGATGGTGGGAGTTTACTGATACTCTTCTTAGAAATTTAAAGGATAGATTCCCTGAGACCAATTTTATTGGTATTCGTCTTCTTGAGAAAAGAGGTGGGAAGTATTTCATTGACAGATATCATAACTGGCAAGATAAAAAACGTGATGCAATAGTAAGTGATTGGAAAAAATATAAAACATTTACTATCACAAATAGTGGATATGATGCATACTTTGGTATGTGTTCAGATTCTCTTTCTGAAGATTCAGAGTTTGATGTAGATGATTCTGCAACAAAAGCACAAATCAAAAGAGCATTTGTGAAGTCCCTTAAAGTCAAGAAACTAAATAAAAAAGTTCTTGGTGAATTCATTTCATTGGTGGTTTAATTATGGCAATTTATGATGATGTAAAAATCTCTATCAACCTTAATGAGTTGGTAGAGATAAGAGCAAAACTTATTTCTCAATACGAGGACTATTCAGAAAAGGTAAACAAGGGTGAGTATCTAGATGGGGGTGATATTGATCGTATCGCAACTGGATTAAGAGACACTTTAACTTGGGATACTCTTTATCAAATGGTTGATGAGGCAGTTTTAGAATACTTAGGTATAAAAGAAAATCATTATGGTTCTAGAACTATTGAATCCCTTGATGTAACAAGGGAGAAGGAACAGAAAGAAAGAGAAAAGGAGTTTAAAAAGAACTTTGAGATGGTTGATTTAGTATCATCATCTTGGACAATACAAGTACCAGTGAGGAAAAGTAAATGAGCAATGGTGATTTAATAGCAGAACTCTTAGTGATTACTGCTGAGCTAGGTGGTAGTATGGAAAGAACGGAAGTTTATGATAGTACAGGTCGTCAATATAAAAAAATTGTGATAGAATATGATGAAAAGGAGTGGGAACGAAATGTCTAAAGAATACATTAAAGATGTTCCTAATTGGGAGAAGGATTATCTTGAATTTAAAAGGAATGATTTATCTAAACAACAAGTAGAACTTCTTGAAGGTAGAGATATCAAGTCTCATGAAGGAATGATTTACGGTCAGATGTATTCTGACTGGAAGGAAAAACGCATTAAGCAAACCTTAAATGAGTAAATAATTATTCGCAACCCCTAACATGACCAACCCATATCCCAAACCACGATGGGATCTTGAAAATGATGTACTTCGATTGGAACAAA